ATCCCATACGCGAGAGGTGTGCGCCTTAGCCTCAACAGTAACCAGAGTCATGTTAGGGTGGTACACAACCATTTCGCAGGCGATGTCGTTAGCATCGACGTTGAAAGCTACGCCCAGTGGGTGGTTGGTGATAACCGCCGATGGGAAGCGGGCGGTCTCAACGATGCGTACACCGTTCAGATACGCCAGACGACGTTGGGCGTAGTTGCCGTTGCCGTCGGAGTACTGCACGTTGATGAGCTTGTCATCAGCCATCAGAATGCCGAACACTCGTGGGGATACCAGAGTGATGAACTCGTTCAGCGAACCTCCGAGGTCGCGTGTGATCAGCTCTTGCACACCAGCAGCGTGTGCTGCGATGATGGCCTTGGCCGATGCAGCGTTGTCATTGGTCACCAGCTGCGCGGTGTACTCTTTACCATCATAGAACGCTGGCTTCAAGTGCGCAGGGGCAATCCAAGTACGACCTTTGATGATCTGGATGATGTGGGACTGGTCGAACAGCTTAGCGTGTTCGGTGCCGTGGTTCTTACCGATAGCCGGCAGGAAGTCTGGCGCGGTCCAATCGTCTTGATAGTCGATCGGGGTGCGGGCGTACGTCACGGTGTCCACAGTGATCACCAGCTTGTCGTTCTTCACGGCTTGCGGCACGAGAGCCTCGCCGGATTTACGACCTTGGATGGTCACAGTACCCAGACGGTCGATACGCGCAGTGTTAGAGCGATCGTTGACCGAGATGAAGGTGCTGTTGGAGCGGAAGAACGAGTTGTACACGAATGCGGTGTCCAGCGCGCCATCGAAGACTTCCAGATGGATGTCAGCATCCGAGTTAGGACCACCCCAGTGTGGGCGAGTCAGGTTCGGTACATACGGGGTATCAGCCATTGTATTTCTCCTCTAAGGATTAATTACTTGTTGAGTTGTTTGCCGATACGGCGCATCTCAATGAGTTTGTTGTAGTCCGCAACGTAAGTGCGAGACGACTGGTTCAGCTTGCCAACGGCAGCTTGGAACTCGGTAGCAGACAGGCCTGCAGAATCCGCAAAACCAGAGCCGGCTGTGAGGCGGCCACCGGTTGCGGGCAGTACACCACTACCTTTAGCGAAGTCCACCACCAGTTGGGCAGCTTCCTTAACGGAGGCGGCGTCACCCGAGTTGAACATCATACTCAGAGCCTTCTGCAGGCCCGCTGGGGCGTGTTGTTTGTACACGCCCAAAGCTTCCTTCCACTTGCCCTCATCACCGGCCAGTGCGTACACACTGTCGACTAGGCGTTGCTTCTCAATGCCCGCTTGCTCAATCACGGCCTGCGCAAGGGCGAGGGCGTCTTCAGCGCGGTCTTTGAAGCGTTCAGTTAGGAAAGCTTTGTCGATCAAAGCAGGGTCGTTGTAGTCCAAAGCATTCTGGCATGCGCGTTGGAAGTCCGCGTCCGTGGCACCGGTGCTACGGGCGAAGGTGCCCACGGCAATGTCCAGAGCCTTGTTGCCAGTGTTGAATTCGCCGGTGGCGTCCTTGACCGGGTCGGTCTTGTCATCCGGGGCGTCCTCAACCACAGGATCAGCTGCCTTGTCGACTACCTTGCCACCGCGTACGGCTGCGAGGATATCGTCGAGCGTGGTTACCTTGCCCTGATCGTTCAGGCCATCCGGAGCTGGGGCAGCATCTACTTTGCTACCGAACTCGTTGATGACTTGGCCGGAGTTGGTTACAGTATCGGTCATTACAGGACTCCTTGTGGACTGATTTGGCCAGCGACGTCAGCGACATCTGTGGCTACTGGTACTTGTGCTTGGGCGGCATTCTGCTCTTGCAGCGCTTGCAGTTCTTCCTCGGTGCGGCTGTACTCTTCTATGTTCAGGCCGAAGCCCTCGAACACTTTCGAGATGGTGCGCTCTGGGTCAAGACGTTGGCTGGCCTGAGTGAACACTGGTAGGATGGTGGCGAGCACTTGGGCTACCTGAAGCAGCTTGGTCACGTCGGAGGAACGACCTAGGGCTGCCACACCGGTGAGTACGCTCAGGGTCAGACCGCCTGCGATGATCTCAGACACGAACTCTGGATTCACCTCAGCGCACAGGATGTGGGCCAGCGGGATGTGCAGACCGTCTGCAATGACAGAGTACACACCACCCAGTGACTGGTTGGCTTCCTCGGCTTGCTGGCGAATCTCCTCCGCTGTGACACGTTCTGCGTCACGGGTGTTCCCTGCGTACATGAATGCGGGGCTGAGGCGCTGGAAGATACTCTGAAGATCCGCCACAAGGGCGTTGATCTTCTGGAAGTCCCCCGCCTCGTACGCCTGCACCTTGGTCGGGTCGGCTTGGAACCACTGACCGGACTCACCCTCCGCCATTGCATCCACGTCACCACCGGCGCCCGGGGCAGCGAGGTGCAGTACACGGCAGGCTTCAATCTCGTACAGCGCCAGCGCCTCAGCAACAGCCGAGAGTTTAGCGAAATCCCCGGCGTAGTCCTCAACGAGGCCACGGCCGTAGTTCTCACCGGTAATCAGGTTCCAAGTCACAGGGATGTACGGGCACACTGCCTCCGGGTACTCCTCGTGGGTGTCGAGCAGCAGGTTCTCAACGCTTTGGGTTACAACGAACACGTCGGTCACACCGCGCCGCTCGCGCTTAATACGGGTGTACAGGCACACGCTATCGTACTCTTCCCGGGCGCCAAAGTGTCCTTGGACGGACGCAGGTAGCTGCCCAACGGTGGTACGTTCCTTCAGAACAGTATCCAGCACTTTACCGGAGCCATCGCGGCACAGCGCGTACTGCCGCATGCTGTATGCGTGCAGGTTCGTACCCGGACTATCCCGGTACAACAGGGCGTTCCCCGTCGTAATCAGGAGCTTCATGGTGTGCACCAGCTGATGGTACGATGCTCGCAGGAAGATCCTGCGGTACGCGGTACTCTCCAGCGTGGCTAGGCCGGATGCTAGGTCATTAGCGCTGACGCCCATGGCCTGAGTCATCTCAGCAGTGTTCACCGCAGCGTCAAGCCGGAAGAACGACTGATTGGATGGGAACAGCAGCGAAGCCATCTTACTGGCCAGCTGGTTCGTCAGGATAGCGCCCACCGATTGAAAATCACGGCGAACAGGATTCTGCTTACCCCGGTTATAGTTTACGTCCGGATCGGCGAATACAGTAGGGAGACTCCAGTAAGCGTACTTCTCATTCCGAAGGATCGCACTGTCGTCGCGGTATTTCTGGTACAGACTTTCGTACGATTCTTTGGTTTGCATACGTTAAATCCCCAGTTGCGAGCTGACGGAGCCGCCACGCTTACGCTTGAGGTCAGTGCCTACGTCCATTGCGTCGGCAGTGCCACCAGAGATAGCAGTCACGGTGTTATCTGTGGCGGAGTTCGCTTGCAGCGCCGTAGCGTTCTGCGCGATAATTGCCTGCTGGTTCGCGAGGTCCTGCTGCTGCTTCAGCGTATCCTTTGCCTGCTGCTCGGCAGGGGTCAGGGCGCGCTCGCTACCATAGAACAAATCGCCACTCGGGTCAGGTAGGCCCGCCTTCTTGGCGAACTGGTGGCCGAGGTCAAACTTCGCCAGTGTTTTCTTAATCTTCTTACCCACGGGTGCCTCCTGATAATCGTTTGAATGTGGACGTGAGGGTCACCTCATCCACTCGCTTGGTGGTCTGATACCACTCACAGCCATTGGCGCGGGCCAGTCGTACGAATTCGCGCATCAGTGCAGGCAGGGCCTCCGGGAAGTGCTTATCCACGACCAAGTGGTATACAATCGCCCCTTTGCCGGGGAAGTGTAGATCGGTGTCCACGTCGAAAGCCAACCACCCAACGGCGATGTCTCCAGCGTCCGGATGGTACGCGATGATCGACGGGCAGTCTGCAATCTCGCGAATAGCAATGTCCCGATATTCCTGCCTGCACTTGAAGTGCTTCTGAGGAAACTTCTGCTGGAACCACATAGTGTCCGCGGCCTCAGCACAGTCGTTAGCCGTAGCGTTACGAGATACGATGTACAGGGACATATCGAGTCTCCACTCGTGAGATCTGTTTAATTCTTGCAAGTACAGAGCGCTGCCCTGCCTTACGGATGAGCAGGTCGGAGGATTCCTCGTAGGGATCTTCGGGAAACTCCCGCTCCAACCACTCAATTTGTTCTCTTGTAAAGGTTACCTTCTGATCAGAAGACATTCGCATTTCACCTCTTAGGTACGTCACACTTTACAGAAGAGTACCGCATCTTGTGCTGTCATACTCTCCCGTACGATGAGTGCGGTTCTATTACTGCAAACCTCTGGAAGCTAGGTAATTGCTCATGTTTAGCTGCATCTCAGCGATGATCTGGTCGATCGAGAACTCCTCAGATGGACCTCTTGCCTGCGCGTTGTAGGTCTTGCCATCCGCAGTGGTAAACCGCGCTACCACTACATCGTAATGCTTATCGTAATACCAAGTCCACATACACCCTCCTAACACATGAAGAATTCCGACTTCCGAACCAGCTGGATATCCAGCGTGCCCTTCGGCGGCAACTCGATTTCGGCCTCTGTGAACTGTTTCACTGAGTCCACTAGCGTCTGCAAAGGATCTGCATCGGCGTACATCAGGACGAACTCTTCCCGCAGCACCTCGTGCATCCGGTCAACATCCGATGGATGTGTAGCGAATGAGTCGTGGATCGGGATGAGGCAGCCCTCGTATGCGGCAATCACCCGTACAAGGTGCCCGCTGTCCAAACTGTGCACGAAGTTTGGGGATACCCCGTTCACGCACTTAGACCGGTTCATCTTGGTGTGGTCGAACCGGGTCATGCTGAGCGTGATGCCCAGACCCTGCATGTCAACCCGCACCACCTCCTCCTTGGCGTAGTGCTGGATCACCGGGAACCCGGCTGGCGTCACCCAGCGCATCGCCTGATCCGTCGGCATCAGTCCGGCCAACGTGCGCAGAAACCGCATGGCGGTCGCTGAGGACGGTACAGCGCTCTCGATACCCCGGCGCAAGTGTCGGCCCAAGTACACGGCCAACTTCATCGGACTGTACTCTGGTAGGCCCAGCATGCCGCGCTCATGCATGTCCAGCAGCACGTAATCCCCACAGCTCATGAGGGTGCCGCCGTACACGTACGTCATCACAGGGCGCTTCGCAGCGCTACGTGGGACGCCCGCGCTCAGCCAGTACTGTGCCTGCACAAGGTTCTCGTGGTCCCGCTGGATGTTCGATACAGCCACGGCTGCCACCCCAGCGTAGATGTCCTCCTTTTCGGTGCCGTGGTTCGGCAGGAGATTCGTGAACATCCCGCCCACCGGGTCACGCAGGACCGCGGACAGGTGCTGCATGCCGCTGCAGGTGGCGTCCATAGCCACAGGCACACCGGTCTCCCAAGTCTCTGGGCTGCCGCTGTCAATGGCCCGGATCAACTCCCGCGCGGCCACAAAGAAGCACCACGGCGCATCGGCGGCGCGGAAGAAGTCAGAGTCCACATGGCGGTTCACTGCATCCCGGATCATATCCATGTTCTCGTCCGTCCACAAGGCACGGGTGTCGAACTGCTTCTTATCGAAGCCGTAGCACGTCGCTACGTGAACCTTTAGCCAGTACACCCCACGCTTGCCCAGCGCCTTCTTGTTCGCGAACTGTAGCACAGCCTTGACCAAGTCCGTACCCTGCGGGTTGATACGGCTACGGAAGTACAGGCGGCCACGCCAGTCGAAGTACGTTGGGAAGTACAGGGCATTGCCCGAGTACTCACGGAGGTACTTCATGGTCTGGTGGAATTCCAGAACGTGAGACTTTCGCACGATCTCGTCAGAGTATGCTTGTCGGGCCAGTACCTTCCACTCGTTGTGCGCGTCTAGCAGCTTCGGATCTTCCCGATCCCAGCCCTCGGGGTGAGGGTACTCGGGCGGCTTAATGGGGTCCCGGGTGGGAATACCCGCGATGCCGTTGTACACGCCAGATGCGTATACATCGCGGAGGATGCCAGCAGTTTCGGTGTCGATCACGTACGGTTGCTGCGCAGCCTTGTTGCCCGCGTCGAACACAGCCTGCCCGATGTTATCAGCGATCCACCGCTTATGGTCAGCTCGTCTGGTCCGCAACTTCACAGTCCACGAGTGTGGCGCCATACCCTCAGTGAGGTACGAGGCACCGTAGAACAGCGTGTCCTTCGTGTGTGGCTTCGGCGGCACTAGCATCGGCGGGTACATCAGGAACGCCCTGATGGTACTGCCCATGCGTTCAACGTGTTCCTCGATCGATGAGGTGGCTCGAATGGCCACCCAGTTCTGCCCGCGACTCTTGGGAATATCGTACGTCTCGATGATGCCCGCATTGATCAGGGCTTCCATCACCAGACGGCCAGCACCCTCGCCCTCCGCGTTGCTCCACAGAACGTTCTCAGCACCAACCTTGACGTTGTTGGCGCTGGCTGCGAACGTACGCTTTCTGTGGTTCTTGGACTTAGTGCGGGCCTCAGCCATACTATTCGTCACCCGGTGCATGTACCCCGGCGCAGCGATCTGAAGCTTGCACAGCATGTGCTCCAGCTCCAGACTCTGGGAGGCATCACTGATCAGATCCTGCGCTAGCGGCAGGCCCACGCGGTCCCTGCGCAGGTCACGAGAGGACTTGGAGCGTGCACCGCCCACAAGACCCAGCGCGGAGCGCAGACCGATCACGGCGCAGCGATCCATGCCGATCTCTTTCAGCAGGGTGCGGTATCGGCCACCGACGCCACGGGTTCCAGCTGTGCAGATCTTCTCCAACTCGTCCCGCACAAGTCCGTACGTGCGGATGATCAGGTTCCGGCCTACGCCGGTGTCTGCGAGGCGCCCCTCTGCGAGGTCCTTCTCCCACTTACGGATCGCCTGAACGATCCCTTCGTTCGTGTACTCACGCTCGATATCGATCTGACGTTGATAAAGATCCATTGCTACCTCAAAGTACGATTGCGGTCATCGCCGCGATAGTCCACGACACACTGTTGCGTAATTCCTTGGGCACCTTGCGCAGCAGCTTCCGCGCTGCGTCGTAGTCCCCGGCGTCCATCTTGGCCTTGATTGGGCCGACATAGTCGACCCGGTCCTCGGGGAACATCATTTATCAATCCTCACTATGAAGCCATCTTCCTGCATGAAGATCATCTTGGCCTGCGGGTGATAGAACCAGATTGCCCAGCGCCGCTTATGCGATGACAGTGGATGAGGTGAGGTCTGGTGCTGAATCCTACCCAACCTACCCTTGTACTTTCCGCGCAGTGGCTCTGCCCAGTGCTCACACATCTGGATCATACACTTTCCTCCCAGATACGAAAGTCATCCAACAGGTCACCCAGCTGGACGGCATCGATCTGCCCAGCGGCGAAGGCGTCCTCCGCGTTATCGATCACGCCGTATATTTCTTCGTGGTTGCCTGTGTCGATTGCTGCATGTAGCGAATCACTTAGGCCCTTGTGTACGGGGACTTGCAGAAACGGAAGCATGGTTGAACCTCTTGTCATACCAGTCATAAACGAAGTGCGCAGACACAATGCCCACGCTGCCGCCCAACCCACTGAAGAACAGGTAGCTCTCAATGGGCAGGGCGTTGTGGGCGATTGCGTACGTGCTGCCCGTCTGGGCACAGGTGATGAGCCAGCTTGTGCAGAAGCTCATCTTCCATTTGTTGTCACGCATCAGCTTGGATTGCAGCCCTAGCAACATCACTGTTGCGTACGCTGCAGAAAACACTGCTAGGGCGGCTATCATGCTGGTCTCCGCACTAGTACGCTAGGGTAGCGCAGGGTCTGCTCAGTGGTGTTCGAGCGGATGTCATTCACGTACTCCACCCGCACCTGCTTGGCGGTGAGTGCCACCACGGTGCCGATGGTCAGGTCCCGGTAGTGCTTGGTGACGAACGCCACCACATCACCGGGACTCAGTGGTTGCCCGAAGAAGTCACGCATCTTTCACCTCACGTTTCAGGGCTGCGTCGGTATCAAGGCAGCCGAATGGGCGGTCATCGGTCAAGGTACCACAGTGCTGTGCATCAAGGATGATTGCAAGGCATGCCATGGCGTGGCCAAGGTTCGGGATGCCCGAGTCTGAGGCGTCGTCTTGGTGCCCGTCGTACCACTGGTTGATGTGGCGCAGCGCAGCGTCGATGTACACGCTTGCAGCCACACCCTTCTCACGCCAGTTCGCAGGGCCGTACTTCGTGGCCCCGTCCTCGAATGCCCGGTTCACCGCGATGTTCGCGGGGAGCGGTAAGTACCGTAGGCTGTACTTCTTGGCACCTTGTAGGCTCTTGGGATTCCCGTCCGGATATCCGGGGAGGTCTAATACCGGCATGTCTACGCCGCCCCGCCCACCCGGCGTGCAGTACATACTCTTGGTTTTAACGTCCAGCGAGTAGTGCGCTCCGGGGCGCTTACCACATACCTCGCACAGCAGGGTTTGTTGGTTACTGAAGCCTTCACCCCAGTTGTAAAGCGGATTCTTATACATTTGGACCTACCCACCTTCCATCAGAGTTCAACAACATAGGGACGTTCACAGGAACGCCATCGATAATCATGAGCACACCGAGGATCGGCTTGCGCGGGTAGATTTTCCCGTACGCGAACGCCATGCTGTCCTTGTCGATCAGGCAGCCGGTGTACGCACCGAAGAACAGCCGCATGCTAGTGGCGCCCCAGCGGGAGCCGAACTTGCCGTGCTCGTGTCCGACCACGAGGCTGCAACCCTCAGCGGCAGCAGCATCCAGCACATCGCCGGAGGTCTGGTGCCGAAACAGCACTGGACCGAGCGGAGTCTCAACCTTCCAGTTGAATGCCCAGTGCCAACCAGCGGCTGTGTTGTCCGGGAACAGGATCTCACGGTACGACTTGATCACTTGGATCGGGATGCCTGCGTACTTCGCACGGCGGTACACCAGCGATCCGTGGTTCGAGTGGCACACCAGAGCCTGCGGGAACAGGTCGTACAGCTTCGCCAGACCGGCCCGGGCCTTGTCCAGCTCCACACCTGCGCTGTCGAGGTTTGGATCGCTCTCGTGGAAGCTCAGGGCGTGCCCATCGGTCTCGTCACCGATCTGTACGGCAAGGTCTGGGTTGTGCTCGTTCTTGATGTGTTCGAGGAATGTGTACGCATCGGGGTGCACGTACGGTTCGTGCAGGTCGCCGATCACGATGATGCGGCGAGCCACCTCAGGTACGAATGACAGGTCGCCCACGTCGTCACCCGGCTCGGCCTTGCGCAGCACGCGGGTCGCTGCAAGTACACGGTCGGCCTTGGCCTTGCTCCCCTCGTCGAGGAAGATGCTGCGCCAGTACGCAACGTTCTGGCGGGTCACTGGTTGTCCCATGGCCTTGGTGTACACCTCGGCAGCCTGCACGTTGCAGGAGTGTCGGGATAGCACATCAACGTGCTGGTCTTTGCTTAGGAGTTTCAGGAGGCGCATTCTTAATCCTTCTTGACGACTGATTTGCGTACGACCTCACGGGCCTTACGGGTGGCACGAGTACGGCGGGCCTTAGCGTTCGCGGCTACTCGCTTTTCTTCTTCGGTCTGGTGGGTGGGGTAGATGTAGGGCTGGGGTTCTCGCTCCAGATAGGTAATAAGATTACGGAGCCACGGAAGTATGGCCCCATACGACATACTCTTTGCACCCCAACGACCTGCTGCGTTAGCCACCTTTCCTTCGGCGGCATTGCATGATCGGTGTAGGGCACCGCGAACAAGTCCACTCTCATGATCATGATCGATTACCATCTCGCCTTTGATTGATAGGTCCACAGGCTTACCGCAGAGGGAGCACACCCCACCCTGTTCCTGTAGCATGCGCATGCCCAGCGGCCTGAGCTGGGAGCGCGTGAGCTTACGTGGCTGCATCGGGCGCGATCTCCTGATCAGTGAAGCGCCAAGGCTTCTCTTGTCGAAGGAACAGCTCCCACAGGTCTGGGGTCAGCTCCGGGGTGTAGTTCGCATCCAGCAGGCCATCCAGAGGATGCTCCACACCAATGGTGATGGCGCCACCCTGCGGACCGGTGATGTCGGCGTACGCCTTTCCGTCTTCCTCGCTATACACCACCTTCAGGTCATTGATACCTTCCTTGGCAGCGCGGGTCATGAACAGCTGAGCGAAGTCAGCCAAGAATCGAATTACTGTCACGATCGGATCTCCTGAACCATACGGGCTTGAAGCACGGTCACGGCACCCAGTAGAGCCACCCCACCATCCTCCGCACTGTAGCAGCTGCACGCACCACCCTCGGGTGGCGTCCATGCAATGGCGACGTTCACCACACCGTTCTCCTTGGCGATGGCTAGGACGCGTTCCAGCAGGCGCGCTGCATCATTCATATCTGGTGGGGTGGGGCCACCTGCCCCGCCGCCCGGTAACACGGTCAAAGTGCCCATGTATTACTCCTGAGCTGAGATCAGCTCGTTCAATTCGTTGTACAGCTCACGGCTGTGGTACGGGCTGAGCTTACGCAGAGAGGCCATCCGGTTCTCCACACTGCGATGATCGTTCGCGTAGTACGCATCCCACACCTGTGCAATGACATCCCCGATGCGATCAGTCTTCCCACGGGAGACGTCCAGTGCCAGAGTCCCCTCGTGTTTCAATGCTCGCGCTTGTGCTCGGTTCAACTTCGCCATGCTCTTCATCCTTCTGCTCTGCTTTAAGTGCCAGCACTTGCTGGTGGTATTCGTGTAGCATTTCCATCCACTTGCGTAACTGTGGGTGCAGGTCCAACTCACTGAGGTACTTGAACGCGCAGTCGTCCAGCGACCGGCGCAGCCACAAGCACTGGGCCTCTGCTAGGAAGTCCTGCCCGATGTCGGCGTACGCACGTAGCACTAGGTTCGCTGCCTCGTCCTCAGACTGTACATTCCGTAGGGCTTCCCATGCGCCCACGGCAGCACACTTCGCACCCTTGTACGTCAGTATGCCCTTCACGTTGTCGGCGGAGTCCCCCATGAGCATCTGCGCCCAGAAGAACTTGGTGCCGTGCCCTAGCACCTTCTTGGTGCCGCTCGGAGTCTCGGATGGTTTGATCCATCCGAATCGGTTCTCGATAATGTCGAGACGGCCCTCGTCGATGATCCAGTACGGATGCGGTGTGATGCTCAGATCCTTGTCACCCGAGGACACGATACCGTTCGGCCCGTACGTGAAACTGTCCATCATCATGCCGTCATCGGCTTCACGGTCCATCCACGAGAACACTGACCAGTGCTCCGGCCAAGAGTGCGTGGCGATGGCCTGCCTGAGAGGCTCCAACAGCACCGGCTTAGGCCCCGTGCGCTGCCCTTGGTAGGGCTTCACCGTTGGATAGTCCCTGCGCCTGCACTTGCTACAGCCACGCGGGGTCAGATGTACCCGAACCATCTCGGCCCCAGTGACGAACACTTCCGTCTCCACGAGGGTCTGGAAGCGCGTCAGGGCCGTCTGTAGCTTCTTCACTGTGGCCGAGGCTTGGTACGCCGGGAAGTCGCTGTCCAGAATGAGCGTACGGCCTTGCACCGTACGATCAAACTGGTCAGGCAGACCCGCCAGCATGCTGGACAGGTCCATGACTTACTCCGGCATTACTGGCAGGGCAGGCATCGACGGCATGCTCGGCACGGTGGTCGCCACCTTCGCCGGTGCAACCTCCACAGGCTTGGTCTCTACCTTGGCTGGCTCAGGGTCCGGCGACAGGTCCGGCAGCACCACGCCGCTCACGAGCTGCTCCAGCGCACTGCCCGGGTAATCCAGAGCGGTAAGGATCTTCTCCTGCATGCGGTTCTTGCTCTTACCATCGTCCCAGTTGCCTTCGACGAACAGGCTCGCCCACGTCTCGGTGGTGGGCTTGTCGAAGAAGAAGTACGTGAGATCACTGTCCTCGCACTCAGGGATTGGGTACTTCGCCTTGCTCACCACATCGATCGGTGGCAGGATGCCCGCCAGATTGATGCGGTTGCCTTCCTTGCCGGTGGTCTTGCTCTTGTTGATGGTGATAGGCACAAGGAAGCCCTTGCCCAGTGCTTGGGCCATGTGTTTCATGTTGCCTTCCCAGTTCAGGCGATCGAACAGGATCTTCAGCGCCGACTTCGGATTGTTACTCACCGACAGGTCGAACGTCTTGATGAAGCGGCCGTCGTAGCAGTTGTCTTCGCCGCCGTACAGCTTGAAGCCTGCCACCACCTCGCGGGCTGGCGCCTTCGCCTTGCCTTGGTACTCCTGTGGGTGCTGGCCCAGCTCGATATACGTGACCAGACGGGCCATGGCGTAGCCTTCAGGCATCAGGCCACCGCCGCCAGAACCCTCTTGGGTCATGTCCACTTCTTGGAGTTCAATGGCTTCGTCGATCAGGGCGCTCAGATTTTGAACAGACATTTTGTTTCCTCGTGTTTGAAAGTCAGGTATGCGTTGCAAGTACAGCGGTCACTCGACGTGGTATTTCACCTGCATGCTCGAACCCATCTCAGCGGCTGCTGGGAACGGTACGTCGGCCATGTCATAGGCGGGCCACAGTCTGGTCAGGTGCTTCGGTGCGTCCTCCATGATAGCCTTGGCTCCGAGCGCAGCCTTGCGCCCCACCTCAGCGTTCGCGGCGTCCATGTACGCGGCGTCGTGTACGTTGTTGATCAAGCACACTTGGTTGTCGAACCAGTCCTTGCTGATGAGCCAGCGGCAGATGCGGCCCATACTGGACGACATCATGAACCCGGCCTCACCTTGGAACGGGTAGTTCGCCATCTGAGTTGGCTTGTACGCCATGATCTCAGACCGGGTCTCCTTGTCCCAAGTCTTCTGCTGGCGGAAGCTGTACCGAGTCGTGCTAGGCCCGGTGAAGTACCCACGGCGGTACACGCCCCACGAGCCGTTGTCGTACATCTCGCGGTGCACACCCTCCGGGGTATTCCCGGTGCGCTGTACCTCGTCGATGATCACCTGACGGTAACCACGGGAGATCGGGAACAGCTTCATCTCGTTCGCTTGGAATTCCTCTGCGAACTCAATGCTGCAACCAGTGTTGAACGCTAGGCCCGCGGCGCTGGCGCCGTACTGGTCAGCGAACGACAGCGGCTTGATGTCCGACCGCATGGTCTTGTACTTACCGTGCTCCGGGTGGTCCTCATCCTTGCACTTCAGCTTAACGCTGGCGTAGTCCTCGCCGAGCTTGTACGCCAACCGGTAGCAGTGCATGTCCGTCCCGGCCTGCAACAGCTTGAGCAGGTCAGTATCCTTGGTCATGGCGCAGAGCATCACAACTTCCAGCGCACTGTAGTCCACCTCAATGATCTGTCCGTCGGGGCCGAATCGGCTGGTGAACATCTCCTTCACCTTGGACTTCGCCACACCATCGTCATCCTCGTCGGAGCGTGGCAGGTTCTGCAGGTTCGGTCGGGAGCTACTCAGTCGGGTCGTTACCGTGGCCGTGGTGTTCAGGCTGTGGTGCACGATGTTGTCCGGCCCCACGAACTGGAGCATGCCCTTGACTTCCTTGACGGAACCGTCCTTGTTGTACTCAGTCCGCAGGTAGTACGTCCCTGTGTCCTTCTCCAGCTTCGCCAGCTGCACCATGAGCTTGACTTCAGGCACGAAGTTCTTCAGGCCTTCCAGCACCTCACCGGCTGTGCTGTACACCGGAGAGTCGTCGCACTGAGTCAGGGCACCGCGGTACTCGGCACGCTTGCCCAAGTACTTCGCCTTAATCACATCAGGGAGTTTGTTCAGGTCGACCAAACCCGGTAGTCGTGTAGTAATGTCTTCCCACTTCAGCTTCTCCTCGGCAGTGTCCTCGCGGAACACCTTCAGTTGGCCCTTGTTCTTACCGCTGGCGTACTTGACCAGATCAATGTCACCGTGCTGGGCTATGTCCTCCACGGGTATTAGCTCGTCACATGCCACCGTTTTGTAGTAGTCTGCCTTCACGTACTGCGGCGGGTCATACGGCACCCGGTGCCTACCCTTGATCGGCCCACCATAGATGAGTGAACTCATGTGGTACAGGCTGCCCCAGTTGAACTCTACCCAGTCGGGCAGGTCCTTCGGCAGCAGTTCCTCCAGCTGCTTAGTCAGGGAGGCGATCTCGGCCTCCTGCTCGGCTTGATTACGTGCAGCAACCTCACGGTCAACATGCATGCCGAACCATTCGCAGTACCCGAACGCCAGCTGAGACTCGCACCGCTCCCAGAACATGGCAGTCATACCCATCTCTTCGAGCTTCTGCATCTGCCCGTAGTAGCACAGGGCAGTGTTGTCGATGTCACCCGACGGGCCAACGAGGTACTCGATCAGGAGGTCCTTGTCGATCTCGCTGGTGAGCTTACCCTGTTGCCACAGGATCTTCACGCCGTCGACCTTGTGCGTACCACCGTACAGTGGGGCGGTCTCGTCCAAGGACGGGTACAGGTCCTGCTGGCCGCTGATCAGGTACTGACCCATGGCGGTACAGGCGATACGCCCACCGCGCTTCAGGAAGTTCTCCAGCACCGTGCGGTACTTGCTCAGGAACCACTTCTGCTCGAACATGCTGTTGTGACACACCATGATCTGGCAGTCATCCAGTACGTTGAACCAGTCGGCTCCAGCGTCTGCTTCTTCCTTCGAGTGGAAGTACCTGTGATGCACCTCACCAACGGTGACAGTACCATCATCCTGTACTGTATCCACCCTCCAACCCGGAGCTACAATGTAGTTATCAGGATTGAAAGGAGATGCTACCTGACCATACCACGGCTTATTCTCCGTCTCTAAGTCAGTAATTAGTATCTTGTACATACTCTGCTCTTCCTCACTGGGACGATGAGTGCGGTTCTATTACGATTTGATCCCCGGTGCGTAGTCGAGATCACGAAATTGTACGAAGTTAGGATGCCGAAGCGACCCCGTTCTGGTCTTCTCCATGTAGGAGACCTCACAGTACCGGCCAAGGATCGGCGTGAAGCTGCCGTCTGGGTACATATGGATCGAGGTGGGGTCTTTATTCCACACCTTCGTGTACGCGTCCATGCGGGCCTGTGTCAGTCCCGTGGCATCGCACAACGTACCGTCCTCCAGCTCAACTGTGAATCCCACGATCTTACCGGCATTTCCTAGCCCCGGCGTACCCCACACAATGCCTACGATCTTACCGTCGCAGGTATCGCTGGGCTTCATCTTCCACTGGCCGGTGACCTTGCCGTTCCGGACATGCAGGCCCGGGTCCTTCACTACCAACCCTTCTTCGCCCTTCTCGCGGGCATCGTCGAAGAACTTGGTGAGTTCCTGCATGGTACTACACACCTCGCAGGTGATGACGTACACGTTCTCCGTGTTCTGCTGGGTGAATGCCTTGATCAGGTTCCCCAGTCGGTTGTCGTACGAGTGCTCGAACGGTGTGCTGCCCAGCAGTGTGGTCAGCGGGAACGTGTCCCACACATGGAACTGCACCGGCACGGATACAGCCTCGAATCGGCGCAGGATGCCGCTGGCTTCCTCGAACGGCACGCCCGGGATGGTTACCTCACCATCCACCACGAAGCCCTCTGGGAGCGCCTGTAGGAGGCCTTCGAGTCCATGCTTGACCACGACAAGGGATTTGATCTCAATGCCCTCACGCGTCACTATACGCACGTCCTCGGCCTGATCCAGCCATGCGTGGAACCTGATGCCGTCCTTCTTCACCTGAGCGTACACATGCCCCTGTGCTGCGAGGCAGCGCTCGACGGCGGCCTCGTTCCAGTTCACTGGGCGGTGGCAGTCGGGCTTGATCAATCGTGGCTGAGTCGCCATGTTACACCTCGAACTTCTTGAATTCTTCCAGCATCACACGCGCTCGGTTCAGCGCATCCTTTGTACGGTTCCGCAGGGCCACGTCGTCAGCATCGTACGAGCCTGTGCCGTCACGCAGCAGGCCGACGGCGAACTGTGCGATCAGCGCCTTGTCCGCTGCCCGGGCAGCCTGCCGTTCCTCTGTGAATAGAACTGCGGTTTTCTTCGGCTCGTCTGGTACACCGCCGCCCAACTCATACCACTGATCCAGAAAGCCCTGCACCCAGCTGCTCTTATCCTCCATCTGAGCGATATGCAGCTCAATTGTACAGGAGCCGCAGTAGTCTGGGGACTTCGACTCGTCGATCTGACGGCCCTTGTGGGTCAGCAGCTGGTACTCGGTAGGCACCGCGCCTGCTTTCTTTGCTCTTGGCATTACTGTCCATCCTCGAATTGGCAGGTCGGGGCGTTGAAGAACACCTGCGACTGCACGTTGCTTGGCTTACCCGGCATCTGCCGTTTGTTCTTGGGAGTGCTGAACCCACGCACGGTGTCCATCTCGATCTGGTTCAGGGCACCCATCATCAGGATCACATCGCACGCACCTTGTACACCCGTCTTGGAGTCCTTGAGCGCGGAGTACGGAGGGTACAGCATGTTGTCGCCGTCGGCGCTGATCTGGATCGTCGGGAATGCCACGAAGTCGTGACGCACAGCCATTTCCCGTACCTCCTGCCACATCGCCTCAAGTCCGTCCGTCTTGTTCCCACCCTCGTGCTTCGGCGGCCGGAAGTTCCCGAGCATATCGAACACAACCACACACGGGTTCATGTCCTCAATGATCTGCTCCAGCTGCCCGAGGGACAGGCCGTGCGCATCCTTCACTCGGATGTCTTGCCCATCAACTGCTTGCAAGTACTCAGCTCGCAGGGTTCCAGCGTTACTCTTGGCTACCATCTCCTCGAACGTGATACCCAGTGCAGCCTGATAAATTCTCGGGATGATACGTCGGCCAGAACCCTCGTTGTTCAGCCACAACATAGGGCGACCGGCCAGACCGAGTGGGCGCAACTGCGGAGCGAACCCCGCCAGAGCAGCCGCTAGGAGGCTCGTCTTGCCCTTGTCCGGCCGACCCGCCACTGCCACACTATCCCCGCCCTGAAGCCCTGCTATCGTCTCCCTGAGGGCTGCTGTGGGCAGCTTCAGGCCACGGTCTTCTCCGAAGTCCGCAAGGATCTCCTCAATTGGGGCGTCGATGTACGAACTCGGGGTACTGGAGCTGAGGCGGCGCAGGTTCTCACTGGCGAGCCGGTTCAGCTCGTACGTGATGTCCACCTCGTCGCCGTTGTCGAACTGATTCAGCAGGGCAGCAGCCCGCCCTGCGAAGTCGCGCTCATACAGCTGAGTGGTGATACCGGCTAGGATGTGTGCATCTACTGGCTCGTCCAGCTTGTTCATGAGCATGCGCATCACAGTGACCTGCTCCGGCGATGCAGTGCTACCAGCCTTCAGGGTGAACAGCGAGCGCAGCACATCAGTCTCGACGTACTCCTTCTCAGGGAACGCTGCGAAGTACGCCTCGTACCACCTCAGCATGGCAATCGTCTCTTGCCCTAGTAATGCGTCGGGCACGGCAGACCTGAGCTGCCGGAACTTACTGCGCTCTCGCAGCGCACCTAATAAGTGAATGTCCATCAATCCTCCACGGATACCCAGCTTTCTAAGGTCAGCCAATCAATGTCATAGCGAACGCCGACGTCATCACAGAACACCGCGGTAACCATACTATTGCGATAGTACCGGAAGAACGCGCTCATGATGAAATGTACAGGTCGGAGATCTCCGCCATGCGTTGGTACACAGGCGTGTACCGCACGATGTTCTGTGCGGCCACTGGATCGCCATCAACCAGCGCCCGGGACAACTCGATGCGCTCCATCTTCGAGGACATACCCAGTACTTTGGCCAGTTCGGTGAACGCTACCCAGCGGATGAACACACTGTAATCCCACACGATGATCTGGTTGTCGTCGCCACGGCGGATGGCCTTGAACAGCGAGCCATCGTCACCGTAGTCTTGGCCGCAGATGTCCCAGCCTGATATCAGCGTAGCCTCCTTGATGTACTCCTGCGCCTGCTCGAACGTCTCGAACAGGACCACGAGGTCCTTATCCGCCGCGCTGGTGCGGTCCACGATGTACGCCGAGCCGGTCGGGTACGTTTGCAGTGGGTGTGCCATATCAGATCTCCGGTGTGACTTCAACAGATGCAGCCACCGTCAGGCTAATCCCACGCAGCGTTTCCGCTGAAACGTGATTTGATCCACCTAATGCGTACGCACCATGATAAAGCCCCTTGACGTACCATGTAGTACACGCGCCCCAGCTAAATACAGTGCCGTTGGGTAAATTTTCAAATCGGGCCTGCGGTTTAACGCCTCTCTTTACGCTCACAGTAGTCATACAAAATCCTCAAGTTTCTTGATAATCTCAGCGAGATCGTTGTTCTTCGGGTCGCCTGACGTGGGGCGACGGTCCAGTACCGGCTGACCCCACACCGACAGGCGTTTACGCATTGCGTTGAATCCAGCCAGCCCTGCCGGGTCGCCGTCGTACATGCACACCACAGCGGGGCGGTTCACCACGTACGGCAGGAACCGATCAGTTACTATCGTTCCGAGCGTGGCAATAACCACGAGTGAGCTTTCGGGCGCAAAGGTGTCGATCGCCTTCGCTACTTTGTGTGCCGACAGTGCATCCTCCGTCAGTACGGCTGAGGAAGGCTTGGCAGTTGCTGCAGGTTGCGTTCCCGCGGCACCGTGCCGGGTCGTCCACACCATCGGCAGGCCGTGCCACGCGCCGTACGGCAACCATTTGGGTAGGCGCCTCTGGTCCAGCGCACGGCCCAAGGCCAACGTTCCGGATCGCAGCATCAACCGCTGTACTGATCGTTCGTACCATAACATCTCCTCGGGGATCACGCCCGGTGGGCACCCCTTGCGCACCAGTAGGTCCCACATTCGGGACTGTTCCCATGGTGTCGCGTCTTGAAAGCGAATTATCGTTGCAGGTACAGGCGAGATGCGGTCAGGCTCGACCACTACACGCTGTACCCGTTGATGCTCTTTGTAAACGGCGCCGCCTTCGTGGCAGCGGTGGCAGTACGCGGACCACTTCTCGCCGTCGTTGTACACATCCATGGCAGCAGACGACTCGAAGTTATGACGCACCCGCTTCTTACCACCGACCGGCAACGCCTGAGCATACCGAAGGTAGTCCTCACGGGGCAGGGCCATACTACACCTGCCCACCCTTCAGCCGCTCGATTTCTTCCACAACGGCAACACGTTTTGCGTATTGACTGGTAGCCTCATCTTTCAGCCGCTCATTCTCCGCCGTCAGCTGTGCGATGGTAGCTTGCAGTTCGGCGAGTTCGGGCGGTGCGGTGTAGACCTTTGTCGTGCCGTGCTCAAAGGAGGATGGCGTAAACCATTTGATGGTTGCCATAGGGCCATGCTCAAAGAATTCGACCAGCAGTTCAGCAGCAGGCTGGCGCTCGACGACAGGGGCGGCCGGGTTACCTAATCTGTTCACACTATAGCGTAGATCCTTCTGGCGCTGCGCTTGTACTGCTGGATGATCATCCGGGAGTAGTACACTCATAGCTGCGCCCTCAGTCCAGCCAGTTTCTGTGCGGCAGCATCAGAGTCGGCAGCCTGTGCGTAACACGCGGCACCGAGGCCCTCGTACTGATCGCACACTTCGTACGCCGCATCACCGAGGTGCTCGGCATGGGCCAGACGTTGGGTCAGGGCCTGCGTGTTCCTACGCAGCGCCGCAGCGTAGGCGTTGTAGATGGCTTCTCGCTGCGCCTCAGCGTCCGTGCGGGCTTTCTGCTCGGCATCCGAGGCCTTGGCAAGGTTCCGCTTTAGCGTTGCCTGTGCGTGCTTGTACGCAGCGTCAGACACGATCTTGTTAATGGTGGCTGCTAGGGTGCACAGTTTCTGGTCAGCCAGCAGCAGGAGGGATGCAGCCTTGGTCAGTGCGCTCATTTCAAGTAGTTCTCCACGAGTTCAGTGTAAAGGATGATATCGTCGTACTCAAGGCCATCGTCCCACGCCTTCTTGCGCAGGGCGTTAGTGGCCGCCATCAGGTCCAGCTTGCTCGGCTTGCCATGCGGCGTGAGCGTGCCGCCGTGTGGGTAGTCCTCCCAGCCTGTTGGATACCATGGCGTGTCCCCGACCGGCTCCCGGTCAATAGGCAGCGCCTCCCAGTCTAGCTTGATGATTGCATCACGCAACCGCAGCAGGTGCTCAAGGTCCTGCGACTCCTTCACAGTGTGCTCAGAGTAGTATCCCACAGCCACGTTCGTGCATTCAGGGACGATGTGCGCGAACTCCTTGGAGTCGGTGTACATCCCACCGTTGCAGGGCTTGTACTCGAACTCAGGCTCTTGCAAGTTCAGAGCCGTCGCCAAGGCCCGGGCAAATACAGGGCTGGCAGTCTCGTACGCAGCCTGATGCGTGATGATGTCCTTCGTACCCTTGCGGTCGAACGATACCACCATGAGCGCGCTCAGGTCTGGGTTGTCCAGCACGTACGCACTAGAGCCTATGCCTCCGCATTCCTCACCGACAAAGAACAAGTACCGACCGGGCTTCTTCGCCTTGATCATCTCTGTCAGTAGGAACACACCTGACGCATCATCTGCGCCTAGCACAGATGCCTTGCCGTCGAGGCCATCGGCTACCAGCTCCCTCGTCTCTTCGATGAAGTACAGGACTTGCCCGCCGTCAGTGCGATGCACTGTATCAAGATGAGCCGTGAAGATAAGGTCAGGTCTGTTCCCAACCCGTACTTCAAGATTGCCATGACGATCTTGGATGGCGTTGTACCCTGCATCGCGAGCCTCCCGCTGTACTACCTTCTGAGCCATAGCCTCACCTACACCACCGTGGGGCCGCCGAATGCTAAGCAGTGCATGCAGCACTGCTGGTACTTCCATCTTCTTGTTCATTACCGGATCTCGTAGTTGGTAGGCACGTCATCCTCGTCGAATTCTTCGAGCATGTCCTCCGTCGGTTCAACCTCACGGAGATACTGGGATAGCCGGTTGATCACTCGGACGGACACTTCAGATTCCTCCCCAGAGATATACACGTATCTGCGGTAGGATTCTTCCACCCACTCTCCAGTTACACAGCACATCCATTCATCGAGCAGGGTATCATTCCATATGTAGTTGTTGTGTTCGCTCTGATATGTGCACTCTTCGCGGTCGTGGTACTCGCCGTCGTCCTCACAGTACACAGTTTCGACACCTACCACGCCGGAGGTTTCACTCAGGCTGATGCTGCCATCGCTGCGCAGATACACCCGACCCTCGTCGGCTGCCACCTTACCGCACCCGATGTCACCATCGACGTACGGAGCGATGAACTTGCTACCATTAGCGATGTGTGCGAGCCACGCGCCTTCCAACGCTTCTGTGTCGCGCTCCATACCGATGCGGCTCAGCGCACGGAACTTCGTCGCATCCCCGTACCAGCGCACGATCTTCTTCGTGCTACGGTTCCAGATGCCACGGCCAACCATGTCACCGACCTCATTCTCTGCGGTGAACAGCGCGAGGCCGTTGTCACCCACGCCATAGTACGCTGTGCTGTACACGTCGCACGGATGGATGCCATCCCAAGTGCAGTAATCGTCAGGGGGTGAGGCCATGCACGAGCCGACGGTGTTGCCGCCGGCGTTGACGCCGGCGTAGTAGATCTCGCCGAACAGTACGTCGTTCGGGTAGATCGTGAACACGCCTCCGGTCTGCTGGGTCTTGGCCTGCTCGACGGTGGCACGAATCTCCTCATCGTTGTACAGGCCGCTGTCCTTGAGCCATGCACCGAGGCGCTTGCGAGTGAAGCGCAAGCGCGCCGTGTCGTCCGGGGTGAGGAAGCCTGCCACCCATGGGCCGTCGACGTCCATGTACCCCACAGGGATGATCATGCGGCCACGGGCTTCGTCGAGGATGTAGCCCGAACCGTAGTACACGAATGGCGTGCCCGACACTTCATTCGAAATGCGCAGTTGAGCTTTCCGCTGTTCAACGAACCCATCAATGGCGCCTTTGGCACGGCCGAGGGATTCCAAGAACGGTTGCAGGTAGATATCCCCGCCGCCAGTGTAGTTCACCGTGTTAGCGTACGCAATGCCCGACATGTCCGCCCCACCTGATGTCAGGTCCATGTACACACGGCGCTCCATAGGGCTGAACGAGAGCTTATTGTCGAATACAGCCTTGGCGAAGGCGCGCATCACACCTTCCACTCGATACGATGCTACGCGGGCATCGCCCTCCATACGACTACCCGTGCGGCTCAGCGCCCGCATGAACGCGAGGATCATGCGGTAAGCCGGCGGCCGAGTGCCATTATAGGTGTCTACCAGCGCGTCTTCGAACCAGCCACGGCCGCACTGCACATGCTTTGCAGCTTCGGCCGAGTCCAGCACTTGTGCCAGACGATCGCCACATTTATCCTGCACCGATTCAATCCACTGCTGTAAACTCTCCCGAGTTGCGGTTGCTACCTCAGACGCACCGTGTTGTGGCTCAGCAATTTTGAGTTGGATGCTCATTCTCGTATCTCACGCTAGGAAAGGGTTGCGAGTACAGGCCCGACGCCTACACCCGTTCGATCGCGAAGGTCGGTTGTTGTACTGGTTTGACGCGGGCCACCAGCTTGGCTACGTGGTACTCTTTGCCGTACGCATCGACCAGCTTAGCCGCTGCCGTGCAGGCATCTTGCTCGCTGATGAACTGGCCGCGGTACTGACCGGTTGCTGTGTTGTCATGAAGGTACACTATCCACGTACCCGTGTCGGGATCCTGAGCCGGTGCCTTGGCTACATTAGTGTTGACCACCTCGTCAGGTCGACCGGCGAACACATCACGCCCGTAATCGCTGGCACGCCAGTGGGCATACGGTTGTCCCGCCGCCTTCTGACTAGAGAACACAAGGCCCTTCTCGCGAAGGTCTATCAGCAACTGCGCGGCATGCTGAGCGGCATACCGAGCATCGGCCCGTGGGTAGCAGCCACGCCCGAGTTCAGCAGTGTTGAATGCTTGCCCGGTGCACAGCATGGTGAGCATGCTACGTTGTTGGGAACTGAGGTCGGTGAATTTCATTGTAGCTCCTAGTGCAGGGTTGGTGCCGCCTGATTGGCGAGCACGTCTTGAAGGTGTTCGATAACAGCACGCACATCGTCCGCCGTGAGATTCGCGGTGACGTACTCCTGTTTACCGGGGATAGCGAGGCCCACCACGAGGTAGCCATCGCTGTTGATGGTTTGCGCCAGCATCAGACCGTCTTTCATAGTTGCACCCATACGAGTGGCCCGGGCTTCTCATGCTCGGGCTTCTTGCGCCTCGGCAGCGTCTTACGCCACGCTGCCACCCTTGCTTCGCGGTCCATGATCAGGTTCCGCTCGGCCTGTGTTGTACTGAGCATGTCGAACTCAGTGCCGACGTCGGCACGTCCGCCGTTAGCTGTTCTGATTGACATCGTTAATCCTTGCCCAATCTGCGTAGGCAGCTGCTGGAGATTTGCCCAATCCTGCCTTGTAGTGCGTGATACGTTGGGTAAGCGTCGTGCGATTCAAACACAACCACATACCGCGCACTGCTTGAACATCGGCCAGCCGAATGTGCGGCTTCATGGTCGTGTACCTCCCTTGAGAGTTACCCACACAGTCACGAACGGCACGAGGTTCACGCACCACCGGCGATTGTACGGGCTGTAATGGGCACCAACCCAGCAGGATGCCCAGCGAAACAAGATACCAGCTTGCATAACGGTCTCCATTACTTGACGTACAGCTTGCTCAGTTTAGCCCGCCTGCGCTGACTCAGCAGGTACTCCAGCCGCAAGCGTCTGTCATGCCTATCATCAAGCACCTGCTGTAGCAGCCACGTAGTCTCCTGCAAGTTCAGCCCGGTCGGCTCATTACCCATGCTTCTTACGTATGGCCGAGTAGCGAGGCTGAAAGATACACCCGTTACCTTGTCTAACAGCGTCTGTACGTCACGACCCCTGCGGTACACCACAGTGTATACAAATCGAGCACGGTTTGCCTTGTACGCATTCAGGATGCTCAGCACAGGCTCACCCGGCACCCAAGGTTCATCACACTTGCACCCACGGATACCACATCGAGCACAGCATTGTTCCTTCACAGCATCCCGCGCTTCTTTGATTGCCTTGTCATACGGCGCATCACGTAGTGCCTGCACTACACGCCACAGTGATTCCCACATAATGCACCCCGCTTGATTGGCTCTAGCCTGCGTTCTATGTATGCAAGGGCACAAAGGCCAGCCTCGCAGTGACTAGAGCACAGGGTACAGCTAACCTCGTTCGTTCATACGATCGCTCATCCACCGTGCCGTGAAGCGCAGGATGTAACCCTTGCTCACGATACGATTGGCAGCCACTTCGTACACCCACCAGCGCTTGTCGAAGTATCGGATACCGTACTTCATGGGATGGTGCGCATGATCCGACTGCGCGTCCAGTTTGAGTGCAACCAGTCTGCTAACGCCCGGTGGAACACTGGGTTGCTCTTCGTGTACGTGCCGGGATGGTGAATCATCCACTCGCCCTGCATTAGCACAGCCCGTGGCTTCGGGAGCTTCATATCATCACCTTATTATCGCGCAGGCACCGGGTGTACCCCGCCTGCATTGCGTTGGCCAGTTCAGGATCGCTGAATGCCTCAGGAGGCAACTGCATTTTCAGCACCTCCTTTAGCACTAACAACTTGCAGTGCTGCTCAGCGTCCGTGTTCGCTTGCTGCCACATTGCACCCGTGTCCGGTGTACGATGCGGCCCAGCGCCTGTCACGGCAGTGTACATCTCGATGAACGTGCTCACGGAGATGATT